TCGTCTTGGTCGCCTACCTTGACAAAGTATCCACCATCCAAGTACGACGGAGGAGTGGTGATGTACAGCACACCATTCTCGATGTACTGTTCGACGACGGAGAGTTTCTCCTCCCTATCCTTCCAATGGAGGTTGTCCTTGCGCCGGACGCACACGACAGAACCAGACAACCATCGTCCCTCGTCCTTCTTGGTGACGTTGATGGCTAGACCACTATGCTCGTCGTACGTGCAGTACACATCAAACTCGTACGAGTAATCCTCGATGGAGTGGGCGATGGAAATCGTCCGCTTGCCGGTCTCCAGGTCGTCGAACGCTCCGATGGCAGCTTGGACTACCAAGAGAACGTCGCCTTCTACGTACTCCATCATGCGTTCCAAGTTGTTCCGGCAAATCGTGCGAACAACCTTGGCAACCTCGGAACGCATCTTGTTGTAGACGACGTGCGACAGATTGGTGCTGTTCTTGGCGAGCAACTCTCGCTGGGCGATGAGATCGTTCAACTCCTTGCGACCGCCTTTGCGAGCCTTGCCGGACGGCAGCAGGAGGTTGTCTTGGACGTTCTTGATGGTCTGGTTGTGTGCCAACAGCAGAACGTTTTCGTTCTTGTAATTGGCGAGTGCGACCAGCGTTTCGTGACTGATGGTGATGGCGTGTTTCATGGGAGGAAGGCACACACACAAACCCCTCCCGTTTACTACGTCAACGTCAAAGTAAACTATTTGTAGATTATTTTGAGTGCCGGTTTTGCCAGGTCGGAGAGGGGTACGACGTGCTTGTGTACCCACTCGATGGCGTTGTGCCGGTCTCCCAAGCGCCAGGACAGGCAGCTGACCAGCAGATCGTAATCGTACGTCACGAGACCAGGCTTGCTCTGCCGGACGACGGCAGCTCCTACGTCACACCCACGCACGTGTGCATACCTACCTACCCAGCCTACCTTGAGCCTACCTACCCGCCTACCTACCGGGAGCGTCGCTTGCGTACCTTGCCTGCCTTTGTGCCTACCTTGCGTGTACCCTTGCCTACCTTGCGTACCTTGAATGGCTGGTCGTACCTCACTCCGAAGTAACTTTCGTGTCCGTCGTTCAGACCAAGGATGTTGTACTCTACCCATTCGATTGCGTCCTCTTGTGAGAAGTCGTAGATACGCTCACACGCATCCACGAGACCCCAGTAGTTGTATGTGATATACCCATCCTTGCGGACGCTATGGATTGTCTTGTCGAAGTATTCAGAAGGTTCGATGCGTAAGTAGGACATACCTACATACTGCCTACCCCTTCTGCTTGTTCAACTCGGTAACCAGGTCGTCCACGAGTTGGATGCGTCGCCCGATCCAGTGCATACAATTGACCGCCATGCTATTGCCGATGGCTTTGTACCTCGGGCCGTCCGGGCATTCCTCGACAGGCTTACCGCGCCACGAAATCTTCGTCCAGTCCTTTGGGAAGCCCTGCAATGCTTCACACTCGGAAGGCAGTAAACGACGCACAGCCATAGGCACGGCGACGTGGGGGTTCTGGTCACCGCTATCCTTGGACAGCGTGGGGAACACTTCTGTCGATGGGTCGCTCCCGGCACGACGTACCAGGTTGCCCGGTTGGAAGGCTACCGCAGATACGTTCTGCACGAAAGGCACATTGCCACCACCCGTGCCGAAACGTGCTGCGATGGTCGGCGCAACGTCGTGAGGGCCGGTCACCCGGCTGTCGTTGGGATGGTTCTCGTAGAGGAGCTGCTGGGGCTGAACGATGAAGTTCTGGGCGTGTTGAGCCATAGGCGACGGGCGGAGCGACGTGACACACAGAGCCGTGTCGGTTTCCTTGACGTGGAATGTATTGGCACTGCTGTCCTCACGGATGCTGTACGCCACGGGTGTGGCTACAAACTGGTCTTGGGTCGCAGCAACCGTGAACGTCTTATCCTCGTAGTGCAACATACCCGTACCGCCACGCTCGTTAGATCGTACTTCACCGCCCTTAGTCCCGCTGTACTCACCACCGCATCGTACCTTGAAGGCGATTGGAAGGGCAGGGACTAATCCACTCCCGCCTTGGGCGAACAACTCTTGGTTGCTGTAGCCAGGACTTCCGTTGCCGGAGTTGGACTGGTTGAGCGTAGGGTGAACATCACTACCATCCCAATGCGATTGACCCTTACGTCCATCAAGAACCATATTGAAACCATCGGCACGAGAGTAGTCGTGACACGTGGTTTCCAGGCAGTGGGCTAGGTCTGGGTTTCCTCTGGTTCCGAAAGGCACTTGCTCGCCTGTGCTTCCAGCGCCGACTCTAGAAGTGGGGGCAGTTTCTTCTCCCGCTTCCTCGCCCTTCTTAAAATGCCCGAAGCTGCTTGGGCCGTCAAATAGTACCGCTGTGGAATGTCGCCAGTCTCCAGAACGGCAGCCAACGATGAAGACTCTTTGCCGACGCTGGGCCAGCCCGAAGTGCTGTGCGTCAAGCACTCGGTAGGCGAACCCATACCCGCATTCAGCCAACGCTGTGAGGAGGGACGAAAAGTCTGATCCAGACCTCGCTGACAGGAGTCCCGGGACATTCTCGTACACAATCCACTTTGGCTTAATTCGGTTAACAAGTCCGAAGTAGAGGAGGGATAGGTTACCACGAGGGTCAGCCATTCCTTCTCTGAGACCGGCCACCGAAAATGCCTGGCATGGGGGGCCGCCCACGAGAACATCAACTGTTCCTGGTTCGATTTGCCACTGTTCGTAGTTGGTGAGGTCGCCATAGTTGGGTACGTTGGGGAAGCGTTGTTTCAGTACTTCGCAGGGAAACGGCTCGATTTCGGCAAAGCCGACTGGAGTCCAGCCAAGGCTATGCCAAGCGACGGATGCAGCTTCGATGCCGGAACATACTGAAAGGTATCGCATCAGACGATGTTCTCCTTGTCCATCTTCGTGCGGAGCGAGCGCCACTTCTTGATCGTGGCAGCCATCGGGTCGGAAGCACGACCTTGGCAGATGGTCTCAAACTCGTTCAGCAGTTTCTTCATCTTCTCGATACGAGCCTCAAGGATAAGGCGTTCCTCGGACTGGATTTGAAGTTCCATTTCTAGTTCCTCGTTTGCGTGGATTAAGGACTCTATGTATTCCTCGCTCACTTGTTCAGACCAAGGATAGCCTGGAGGTAGCGAGTGCGGAAGGTGGCGACGTCTTCGCCGATATCCGGCTGGCACTTCACGTCGTTGATTTTCGCACCGTAGAGGGTGGTCGCCTCGCTGATGGACTCCCAGAGTTTGTCGTACTTGCGGTACATCATAACCTTCTGGGAGAGGGTCATGTCCTTGGCGCTGGTCTTCGGGTCACGACAGGCGAAAGCCAACGCCCGGAGGGTCGTCCAGGTCAGCGTCTTCACCACGTCGTCCGTGAGGGCGGTGGCAAGGCGAGACTTGGCGCGAGGCTGGATGGAGAAGAACTCGACCATCTCTGCGACGGTCTGGGGCTTCTGTTTGGTATTAGTGTCTTCAGACATATTATTTATGGGTGGGAGATTAGTTGGGAGCCTGGAGGGACTTGCCTTTGATTTTGGTCGTGGTCTTGACGGCGAACTCGGCGGGCATCACGTAGACCGACTCGATCTCGTAGCCGGTGACCTTGCACTCGATGATGGTGCAAGTGGTGTCGAGGCTGAAGAGAATGGCACTCTCTTCGTTCAGGCTTTTGATGTAGTCATCAGCCTTCTCCTTGCTGTCGTAGAACAGGACGGAGGTGGTAGTGCCGGTAGCCTTACCGATGCGGGAGATGATGACCGTCCAGATGGACTTGTCGCCGTATTTTTTGTATTCGTTGCTCATAGGAAGGACTTGTGGTTATGACCACCAGCCCAACCCCAGTCAACGGAAAAATAACTCTTTTGTGATTTTACTCCGGCTTGGCAGGAGGCAGCGTCTCAGCGTCAATCACCAAACTGTTGGTATCCAGCAACTTGTTGATGTCGTCGGCGGAGATACGCAACTCAGCCTTGATGTTCACACTAGGCGTGGGATCGACCAACTTGTCCAACTTATCGATGGCGATGGCGGTGGAAAGCATCAGTTGCCCAAGGGGGATGCCGTCTACCTCCGCCTCCAGGCGTTGCGTGGACTTGTCGATGAAGGATGCCAGCCGGTGTGCGGTCTTGCGCTTGAACGCCAGGACGTCGAGTTGTCCTGTATCCTGTAAGTTGTTACGGATTTCGGAGACGACCTTGGGTTCGACTGCGACCATCTTGGCTGTGTCCGACGGAGCCGTGCCTTGCTTGAGGAGCTGCTCGATGCGTTTGACTGTGTGCTTGGGCAACTTCTTACCGGCCTCGGGATCCGTACCATCGAGGCGTTCAAACTTGGGGTCTGTATCCATTAAGTAAATATACACCGTTGACGATTATAATCAAGTGGGATAACCCGATAGTCATGTCGCTATTCCACATCGCCATCGAGCCACCGCCTACCCACCAAGCCGCCCTGCGTATCCTGAAGACCCGGGATGGTCGCCAGTTCATCGGCAAGATGGCTAAGTCCTCCGCCAAGAAGTGGAGCGTCGAGGCTACCAGGCTGATGAGTGCAGCTCGGGGTAACAGCGTGTCCTTTGACAAGCCGGTTCAGGTGGGCATAGTCTTCATCTACCCGCACACCAAGGAGAGTAAGCGCACGGCTGACAAGACGGGTGCTGACGTGGTGGCTAAGTCTACCCGACCCGATCTGGATAACCTAGCCAAGTCCGTACTGGACGCACTCGTGGACTCGGGCTGGCTCAAGGACGACAGCCTCATCATTGAACTAGTCCTTCGGAAATGCCACGGAGAACAGCCGATGGTTATTGTTGACATCACCGAACACCAAGAATAACAACCCCTTCCTCTCATCCTATGAGCAACACCAAAAAGATCGTCTACGACCTCCCGTTTGCGGAGTACAAGAAGAACCCCGGCGTGAACGCTTCCTTCCTCAAGAAGTTCGCTGTCTCGCCTCTCTACGCCAAGACCGACACGTTTGAGTCTTCGGCTGCCACCGACCTGGGCAACTACGTCCACGCCCTCCTCATCGACAGGGGTACGCTGGACAACTTCGCCTGTCTCCCGACCACGGGTGAGGGCAGCAAGACCGCCCGTGCCAAGTGGCGCGAAGAACACCCGGATGGCGTCCTGCTGTCCCCGTCCCAGATGGAGCAGGGCAAAGCCACCGCCGACTCGTTGAGCCGTTACCCCTACTACGAGGAACTGTTCAAGACCTCGGGCGAGGTGAACACGGAAGTCACCCTGTTCTGCGAGCATCCCAAGTACGGCTTCCCGATGAAGGCTCGTATCGACATTCTCGTGACGGGCAAGGGCTTCATGCTCCTCGGGGACGTGAAGACCTATGGCAAGCCCCTCTCCAAGAAGTCCCTGTTCTGGGATATCCGTGACCGGGGATACGACATCCAACTTGCCCACTATCGTCGCTGTCTCCAGATCGTCCTCAACCAAGGGCCGGACGAGATGGCTCTGTACTTCGCTGAGACGGAGACGGCAGCTCACGACGCTTGCAAGGTCACGCTCGACGAGGGCTGGCTGGCTCACGCTGAACACCGCCTGGATGAGTACTACCGTATCTACAACGAGTGCTACCAGTCCGACGTGTTCCCCGGCTTCAACTTCGGCAAGCCCCTTGCGCTGAGCCTAGGCGATAACGTCTGACGCATATGACACACGGCACTTGGATTCCCAAGGCCGTATTGGAACGGGTTGACATTCCTTTGTCTGCCCGGGTTCTTTACGGACTCATCGATGCACTCGACGGTGAGGAGGGTTGCTACGCCTCCAACGGGTGGATCGCCACGAACCTGGCTCTGACTCCCAGACAGGTTCAGAACCTCCTCAAGACCCTCATCGACAACGGGCTGGTTGTCCGGGTCGAGAAGGATGGGAAACGCATCCTGCGGACGGTGGAGAAACAGGCACTCCTGGCACTCAAGGGGGATGCAGTGGATTTCGTCCCCCCCACGAAGCCGGTTTCACCCCCCCCACGAAATGGGCTTCACCCATATAATACAGAGGATAACAAAGAGGATAACACTAACCCCTTACCCCTTCCTCACGGTGAGATGTTTCGGAAGATGTGGAACGAGTGGGTTCTCTACCGGCGCAGGACGAAGAAGAAGTTGTCCACCTTCGCTGCCAACAAGCAGCTGGAGATGCTAGCCGGTTTGACCGAACAGGATGCCGTGCAGTGCATCAACCGATCCATCTCCAACGACTGGCAGGGACTGTTCCCCGACAAGCCCAACGGCAACAGTAAACCTTTTCGCAAAATCCTAACTCGTGACGACCACTCCAATGGCTTCT